GATCTTCTGAAGGAAGACAAAGCCCTCACTCCGATCCTCGACGACACGGTCTTCTACAACATCCCTGGCATGCTTTCATTCCCGATCCGGACGACCCGTGGAACCGCTCAAGTCAAAACCGAAGGGAAATCCACCGCCGACCAGACGGTCGAACTCGGCAGCCTTGACCTCGTCAAGGGTTGTCTCCAGGTCGACGTTCCTGTTACCGATGAGCTCGAAGCTATGACCGACATCGACGTCGGAGCTTGGATCGTCCAATCCATCGAGCAGGACCTCACCGACGATTGGGGATCCGCTCTCATCTACGGCACCGGCGTGACGAATCAGATCTCCGGCATCGTCAAAGACCTCACCGCAGCCACCATCACCGCTGGGAAGGAGCAGGAAGGGGCCATCAAAGCCCTTCACGCCATCAAAGGGAAGTACCGCCGTGGAGCAAAACTCTACGTCTCGCAAACCTACATGGACAGGGTCACCTCCCTCGTTGACACCACCGGTCGCCTTATCTATCCGAACGGATGGACGGTGTGCGACGGCCACCCTATCGTTGTCGATGACAACCTCAAAGACGACGAAATTCTCGCCGGCAATGTCAGCCGCTTCTTCAAGGCCAATCTCTTGAGCGGAATGACGATCAAGCAGGATTACAACGCCCCCAGCGGAATCACCGATTACGTGGCAAAGGTGTTCTGCGCCACCAAGGCTCTCGCCTCGGCCTTCTCCTACGCCAAAATTGGCGCCTAGAGCCCAATCCTAACTGGAGGTAGCGGAAATGCCTGAAACAAAGAACATCCTAACAAATCAACAAGTTCGGGAATTTACCCGTGTTGACCCGGATTATCCGGAAACGCTTGTTTCTTTCGCGAGCGCATCCGCTACCTCCTACATCGACAAAAAAACCGACCATCAATGGGAGAAGGACGAGCCGATTGACCAAGAAGCCCAGGAATGTGCGCGTCTGGTCGTAGAGCAAAGCTTCTTCCATGACGAATCGCACAACTTCAACCAAGCCATCTTCGACTACATCGAGGAATTGAAACTAAGGGCAAAAGAAGAATGAGCACCATCCCAAGCAAGGACAAGCGAATCAAACTTTTCCGCCTGAAAGAGGTCTCCTGGAGAAATGAGAGCCAAAGCGGAGTCTACAAGGAGAAGATGTACCTTCATCCAAGAAAAGACTTTCTATGGGCTTCGTTCCTTCAGATCGTTTCCGACACATCCGAAGGGAAGGATTCCGTTGACGATGTTTTGAGGTTCACCGTTCGAATCAACGACCGCAAAGACGTTTTAAGCGGAGACTACATCGAGTGTGGTGACAAAACCCTCAAGATAATCGCGCCACCCGACCGGTACGATTGCTCTGGTGGCGATCTCAAGCTTACGGCCCAGGTCATCAACCAGCCAGACTGCTATAAGAGAGTTAGCGAGAAAGCGTGGCCAAAATGAACTCAAGTTATGAGGCTTGGATCCAAATGGTTGAAAACATCAGGTCAGTCCTCAAAACGGTCAAATGTTTGCGGGACGGAGACTCCATGTCTCAATCGGAGGTCGACTCGTTAACCAAATCTGACATTATCTATTTTCTTAGGAAGAACAAACAGAAAGTCGGATCCAACACATTTGTCGTTTGGTCCTACGATCAGCCCTCTCCCGAAGGAATGGCCGATGGCAGAAGGCTTCGTTATCTGTGCTCGGCGTTTATCGACGTCGTCACTCAATCCCAACCTGAAGGCGCCGAAATCAAAAGCCTGGTAAAAGCTCTAGAAAAAGCGTTTGAGGATGACGGGTGGGAATTCGATTTCATTCAAAGGGTTTCCGACGATCGGTTCACCGACCGTTTGACGCTGTGTTTCCAGATTAAGAAAAGAGTATAAGGAGGTAAAACCATGGAACAATACTCTTGCCTACGTGTGTTTGCCATCACTGGTTATGCCAGCGGCAAGCCAACCATCACCACCCCTGCGCCGTTTCTGGCCAAAGGAACTTCCGAAAAAGAGATCAACAACATCTCCTGCGAGATGACTCCCGATGTCTCAAAGCGCGAATACGATGCCGATAACCTCACCGAAAAAGACGAGGTCAAAAAAGGATATAACGGGACCGTCAAATTCTACGGAATCGACGCGACCGCCATCGATCTGATATCGGTCAACAAGAAAGACACCAAGGGCGGAATCATCTTGGGCGCCGATTCAGACGGGGCTCCGAAATGCGTCCTATTCCTTCAGGGCAAAGGGGAAAAAGGAAAAGCTTGCAACCTTTGGTTGTACAACGTCGAGTTCGATGACGTCCCCATTTCCTATGGCCAGCCATCGGACACCGCAAAAGAGACCTCTCTTGGCTTCTATGCCTCCGGAATCCTGTACAGCGGCAAAACCATTTTCGGGATGGTGATTTCCGCCGACGACACTCGATACGTCGCTCCGGGAACCGAGCCGACAGCCGACAAAATGCCCATGCCGGAGTGAATATGATCACCGCAACTTTTAAAGACGGGAGGAAGGTATCAAACGCCGCCGTTTCTCTTGGCGTTTACTTTCCCCTCGTAAGCGGTGGCCAAGACTACGTAGAGGAGGTTAAAAAGCATCCGAACTCCATTTCCCTAGACCTCAAACTCTACGTGGCGTATCGCATGGCGGGAGATCCCGAGGCCCGCAAAAAAGAACCCGAGGACGTCATGAACGAGGTCAATATCTCCAATGTTGACGACATGATCGAATACCGAAAAATCATGGCACAACTCGGCAATGAGGTAAGCGGCGCAAAAAAATCAGAGTGAAGGGGAAAACGGGCAACCCTTCACCGAGAGGAGAGGCCCGGTTGGAACTGATATACGGATTCACTGCGTCCGGGCTTCCCCTCGATGCCTGGGAATACATGTCGGTGTGCGACCTCAACAAATTCATCGATATGAAGATGGTGAAAGAGGGACTTGCCGAATATGTTGAGACTTTGGATCCTTCTAGTCTGGCTGACGGAAAGGGGGAGATCCGATGAGCGACTGGTCCGATGAGTTTTACAAAATGAACGACACGCTAAAATCCTGCGCCATAGACTCGGTGAAGACGGTGTTAGCCAAGAAATCGACCGAGGTTAAAAACTATCTCCAAACCGCAACGCCACGAAAAACCGGTGGCCTGGTTGAGTCCCTGAAAAGAAATCCGATCGAATCATCGGGAGGCAAAGTTGGCTACAAAATCATATTCGACGGATATAACCAAAAAGGTGCCGCCCATCAGATGATCGCGAACGCCTTGAACGCCGGCTTCTTCGTAAATCAGTTTACCTATATACCAGGGAGCCACTTTATGGACAAAGCAGTAGCGCTTCTTAAGGGAATGGACGAAGAAATCGACAAAGAATTCGAGAAAAAGGTTGCTGAAAGGACAAGATAATGGCCATCGAGATCGCGAGAAACTTAAAAGAGATTAACGACGAGCTAAAAACTACCGACGCCCAGATGAAGGCGGCGGCACGTGATGCGTCGTCTCTTCAGCAATCGATGAAACTTGACCCTTCGTCAACCAAGCTTACCGCCGCCCATTATGAGACTCTTGCAAGCCAAGTTGACCTCTGCTCAAAGAAGATCCAGCTTCTTAAAGAAAAACAGTCCGAGATGGTCGCCGCAAACGGCCCGGATGCCAAACTCACGCCCCAATATGAGAGGCTTGATACGCAAATAGCGCAAACGGAAGCTCAGCAAAAATCGTTGAATACTCAGATGGAGAAAACAACCAAAGTTGACTTTTCATACGTGAAAAGCGGTTTGGCTTCAATCGGAAAGACCTTGGTTGGCATCGCCGGATCAATCGTCGCAATCGGAGTGGCTTACGCAAATACCGCCTCCGATATAGCCGACAATGTCAAAAAATTCGGAGGAACCGCTGAGGAATGGCAATATCAGTCAAATGCTTGGGAACGTCTCACGGGAGACGCCGGTGCCTATTCTTCGGTCCTTTCTGCGGTTATTAGCACTCAGGCAAACGTTCAAAAAGAAAGCTCAAAAACTGGCAACGTCCTTTCTCAATTAGGCCTTTCCTTCGATGATTTGAAGGGGAAGACGTCAGCAGAAGCCTTACAAATTTACATGAACGCCCTTTCCGGAATAGGGGATTCCGCGACACGACAATCGATAGCGGTGGCTCTTTTCGGCGAAACGGCAGGTATTTATATTGCCAATATGTGTTCAACTGGGGCAGATAAAATCTCCGAGTGGAACGACGAACTTACAAACGCGGGAATACTTTCAAATGAGCAGGTGAAGGCCGGCGATGAACTGGCAGATAAGTTCTCGTACGTCAAAAAAGCCGTCATGTCTCTCGTTGCTACGTATGGCCAATCATTGATCCCGACGATCGAGAGTTTCCTTAGGGTTGGAGAAGGGGTTATGCCGCTGGCAAAATCAATTGCTGACGCTATGAATGCAATCGGTCCGGCTGGAGTCGTGGCTTTGGGCGTTTTCGCGGCAATGTGCGCGGCGATACCGTCTCTCGTCATGATGTTGGCGGCGTTGAATGTCGCCGCAGACAACATTCCTGTCGCCATAGCCGCCTACGCCGCCCTTGCAGCCGCCACCGGATTGGCCATTGGTGGAGTCGTGGCTGCCAATTCTTCTGGGTATTATTCCGGGTCTTCGTCCTCAGCTACCACAACGTCGAGCGGAGCCGGTTTGAGCACCGAAACGGCATCGTTGGCAGACAAGACGTCGGTTTCCTCTTCATCGCCTTCGGAAAGAACCCTAAAGGCGAGCCAAACTACGAACATCACCGATTCATCGGTCAACAACTATTACATATCGAAAGACGTTGATGCGGACGAGGTCATAGAGAAAATAACCGACAAGAAACGTTCGCTTTTAGGGGGGAAGGTATGAACACGGCAGTTATTCAAAACTCCGACAGTCTGGTTTCCAGCATCCAAATCGACGTCGTGAATACCTCCAACAGCACGCAGGTTAAAGTCAACGGCTCTCCCACTATGCCATCAACCGATTTTCTAATGATGCCTTCTGGGCTTGGATTCAAACAGTCCCTCGATGTAGTAACAGGGGAGACAATCGACTATGTCGTTAAGCAAACAATCGACAAACGCGAAATCAAGCTCACGGTTCTGTGGAAAGGCCAGAATGCCTACGCGAAGTACCAGGAGTTCTCAAAATGGGTCGCACGCTATTTCGATTTGGACAAATACCACATTCGGTTTTCGTACTCAATCAACGGGACTCGGAGATTCGTAGAAGTGGCGGTAACGCTTCTGGATTTGAAAGGGAGAACCGGATCAATGGTTTCGGCGGAGCTCACTTTGAGACCGTTGACCCCCTTCTATGAGGAAACAATGGTTTCGTTCATCGTTTCCGATACGAACAGCGGCAGCGTTTATCCATACATCTATCCTTACGTCTATGGCGGAGGAGCCTACTCCGGAAACAATCAGATCGTCAATAATTACCTCGAAAGTCTTCCGCTTCGCATAGTCCTCAAAGGCCCGATGGCCTCCCCCTATGTTTCTATCCAAAAAATCGATGAAGATGGTGCGGTGGAAACCGAGCCATATTCCAGGATTCAATTCGCCGATGGGGTCTCCATAGCCGCCAACGAGACGATAACCATCGACGCTTTCAATAAAAAAATTTATCTCACTTCCACTAACGAATCGACTGGATCGGTAACCGTCACAGACCTGTTTAATTCCGTTTCGAAATCATATGACGCCTTCCTTTTCGCCAAGCCGGGCTCATCCAAGGTTTCGGCATCATTGTCTGATTCGAAATCCGAGTGCGAAATATTCTTTGTGAGGTATGTTTTATGATGGGCACGGGTTTCATTTGTCTTTATGATCATTCCTTCAAAGCACTAGGCACTTGGACTCAGCACGTTGCCAAGGAATGGTCTTTGACAAGAAAAGCATTCGAAGCCGACGATTTTACCGCGACATGCTCCGATTGGGGCAATTCAAAGAACGCCTGTTTCGTTGGCTTGCACACCCCTTCTGGAACCTTGGAATACATTGCCTTTTGCGGGATTCCGGTAACGAAGGGAAAACTAACCACGGTCACCGGTTGCGACTGTCGCCATGTCTTCAACCAAGACATCCATGTCTGTCTAAATAAGCAAACGACGAACGGATCCTATTCAATCCTGGATTGCCCTTCGTTGTTCTCTTATTTGCTCAAAGGCGTTTTCGCGGAAAACGGAATATCGCTTGGCATCGATTACGAGATTGATGTAAGCGATACCGGTTTTTGCGCATGGAATGAGGCCGCGATTGCTAGG